AGCACTGACCCCGCCTATGACGAGACGTGGCTTGGCTTCACCGGTAACTGGTCGGTGGCTGACAACAACGAAGGGCAGGAGCCATACCCGCGCCGCTTCGCTCTTGAGACGCCGGAGATTCCAGCGGAAGACCGCGACGAACTCGCCCCAACCGGTGCCACGCTCTACCGCGTCGGCATCCCCAATGACCTGCTGGAGCTTTAACCATGGCGCTTGGAGACGCACGCCGAGCCGGTGGGCAGGCATTGGAGCAAGGCCGGCGCGCTGCCGGCAGGGCGCTGGAAGATGCCCGGCGTGCCGGCGGTCAGCAGATGGAGGCCGCGCGCCGTGGCGAGGCGGTTGCAGAGGATATCAACAGCCTCGTCCGGCCGCAGCGCCAGGCCCGAACACTTCCAAGGGTGGCGCCGGTCGGGCCTTTGCCGGCGCAGCGCAGCAGCGCGGATTATAAAGCGCCAGCCGCCACCGGTACCGCAGGCATCGCCAGCCCCCTGATCGAAGGCTCGGCAGGTGAGGGCGCAACCCTGGCCCGCGAGTATTACGCCGGTATCACGCTCACGAGCAGCGACGGGCTGATCAGCCTGGACGTTGAGCCACTGAAGAAACTGACCATGCGGGACGCCAACGGCGAGCCCGTCGTGATGGAGTTTGCCCAGCCATGACCGATGCGCTCTCGCTGAACCTGAGCCGGCCAACTGCATTGCGCGGAAATCCGTTTCACGGCCTGGTGAAGGGCGGCCAACTGACCCTGCCGAACGGTGCCACCATGGCCTACCCGCAACCAGGCGGGGAGCATTGGCAGCAGGGCAGCACGGCGCTGATCAAGCATCCGAACGCGCCAGGTATCACGCGCACGCCGGAGCAGCAGGCCGAAGACGCTGCGGCGGGCCTGGAATGGTGGGATCGGGCAATACTCTCCGGCAGCCAGTTGTACGGCAAAGAATTACCAGGCTGGATCTACATCGACCCGAACGGCGACCGCTGGATCGTCACCACAACGCTATCCACTGCCCACATCAGCGGCGGCGTTTGCACCGTCACTCTGGCCCGCTTCGGCGTGCTCGGCGGTGAGCCGGAGTCTTACACCTACAGCGTGACCGTGCCGAACATGGGTCAGGCAACGCCAGCCATCAGCCTGGCTAAAGGCAATAGGCTAACGCGCTTTCATACAAGCCCTACCGGTGCAGGTGCGGTTTTTGAGCTGTCGGTTGAGTTTCAGGATGCCTATTGGCGATGGTGGAGCTGGAGGCCAGCTGGCTGGGTCGAGGTGACCCTCGAAGGTCCAGGCGCAGAGTGCGTGGCTGAAGTGTCTGTTCTCAAGACCCGCATGCAGGCTCTTGGCTCGACGAGCTACACCGATGCTGATTCAGTGCCTGATGACTATTACCTGGAAAATCTGGCGGCAGGTGGCGCTCGTTTGGTTCGCGAGCAGCCAACCACCGGAAACACCTGGACGCGAATCATTGGCCACAGCTCGCTGATCGGCGTGACGGAGGGGAAATTTTCGGGATATGTCGTGGCCATGTTCTACGACGATGGTGGCGCTCTTCACGAACTCACGCTGAGCGGCGTCGGAACGACTGAAAGCAATGATCCGCCGTACACCCATACAGGCCCCACTGAATTCGAGGCGAACGAGCCGTTCACAGGCCTCTGGACATCGAGCCGTAGCACCGTATCGACGTTGACTCTGACCTACGCGCTCGACGGGGTTGCGCTGCACAGCTACGAATTTAGCGTCACCGAGACGATCAGCGAGTCGTTGGAATACCGGCAGGGAGCAACCGGTGGGACAGAGAAGTTTAAGTCCGTTGATGTGCTGTCCGTCTTCACCACGGGCGGCACATACAGCCTGAGCACAGCAGGAGTCGACCCGAATGCCAGCATGGGGGGTGGATTCTGGAACCCATGGTTCGACTTCTCAATGCCCGGACAGCCTGGGCAAACGCCGTCGCGGATATCGCAAAGTCCGTTCTGGTTTGACCAGAACAATGTGCCCGGGCGGCTAGATATCAACCCTGTTCGGCATTCCAACCTGGTATTCGGCCTGCTGCTATGGGAGCTGCCCAACAACGACCAGCTGGCTAACTACCGCGTCATTTACGACACGGCAGTAGTAACCCCAGCTGGCGCGGTAACCCTACCGGCAATAGAGATCGATCAAGGCAACAAAACCTACGTATTCGAACACCACGCCTACGCCAGCCACTGCCCGGTTACCGGCCAGACGGCGCGCGATTCCGAGCCCGTCTGCTACGTCTGAGGACAACCATGCAATTCATCAATAACTGGAGCCGTGCGGTAACGCTGGCGCCCGGAGTGACTTCGCTTGCCCTGGATTTGCCAGACGGCGAGTACCGACTGACGCTGGCCGACTCGCAGTTCACGCCGACCCGCTGGGAGATCGTTGGCGCGACGGTAGCTGCCGGTACCGCAACGCTGGCTCGCGGGTTGGAAGGCACGAGCGATCAGGACTGGCCGACCGACAGCATCATTTACTGCACGGTCACGGCCGGGTTGCTGGCCGATCTGTTCTCTCGCCTGGCGCTGGCCGAGGGATCGGTTACGACGAATCAGCAGGCGATTGCAGCGCTTGATGCGCGCGTCACGGCCTTGGAGCCGTCTGATCCCATCATCGTGGAATCCTCATCCACAACCACCGTGCCGTCCGGCATCTTTGGTTACTCGCCGATCAACAACGCAGGCGCTATCTCGCCAGCGGGCGCCACTGTTTATCCGGATGGAACGATTGCCATCGGTGGGCTCGGAGAAATCACCGAGCTTTGCTGGAGTTCCGATTACCCGTATTACGGCTCTCTTGTCCTGCGCATTCGCGGTGACGTGACGGATTGGGCGAGCCCGGAAAGCCTGCCGTTTACGACCATGACGATCGGGTCAACGGTTCTCGCAAAGTCCTCAGCTACAGACGCTGGCGCAGGCGATGGCCAAAGCCTGTTCCAGTGGACGGGAATCGAGAACCCACTTGCAGACGGCAGCAACGCCGTTTCCTTCGCGTAAGGACTGACCATGCAGCCAGCAAAACTCGATCTGCACATCGTGCAGGGCTCGACCCTGCGCGACACCTTGCGGCTTATGCAGCCGCGCTACGAATACCGGCCCATCACCGCCCTCGGCTGGTCGCCGCTGCGCCTCACCGTCGATCATGGCCTGTCTGGCGACTGGCTCGCCTGGGTCGAGGGTGTGTCCGGTATGCAGGGCGTAAACCGCTCGCCGCGAACGGAGCAGCCACACCGCGTCACGGTCGTGGACGCCTCTACGCTGGAGATCAACGCGCTGTCGGCGTTCGGCCTCAATCCGAGCGGCGGGCAACTGATCTACAAGCCCCCGGTAGACCTGTCTGGCGCAACGGCGCGCATGCAGATCCGCGAGCAGGTCGGCGGCGCGGTGTTGCTCGAGCTGACCACGGAGAACGACGGCCTGGCCATCACTGCCCCGGGCACGATCACTCGCACCCTGAGTGCCACCCAAACTGCCGCGCTGGCGTGGACCGAGGCCGTCTATGACCTCGAAGTCCAGTACCCCGACGGCACCGTTCAGCGCTACCTGCAAGGAGCCGTCACCGTCAGTCGTGAGGTGACCGTATGAGCACTGTCGCGATCTGCGGTGACCCCGAGGTGCTGGTCATCGAGGCTGGCGCTGAATACGCCGTAGGCCTTGAGCCGGACGCCGAGACGGTCGTCGTCATGGCCGGCGAGCAGGGACCGCCAGGCCCGCCTGGCAAAGACGCGCCCGGCGCAGGTGACGCACCGCTGATCAGCGAAGACCCCGACAACCGCCTAACCCAGGGCAGCGATAACGGCTTGTTCGTGCGCGACGACCTGATCCCTGACCCGCTTGCTTATTACATCCTCGCAAAAGGCTGAACCCATGACTCTTGAAACCAAAATCATCGCCGTCGTTCAAGCCATTGGCGCGGATATCAAAGACCTGCGCACCAAGCAAGGCGACCTCACGGCGCTCAGCACTACGGCAAAGGGCAGCTTGGTTGCCGCGATCAATGAGTTGTACACCCTGCTCGGATCTTCCGGGGCGGTCATCGACGACAACGCCGGCGATGGCGCTACGTCCGTCACCTGGTCGGCGGACAAGATCTTCGACACGATCGAAGCGGCCAAGACAGCAGTCAAGGCTGAACTCACCGATGGCGCCTCGACCGCGCTCGACACTCTGGCCGAGCTTGCCGCAGCGCTGGGCAATGACCCGAACTACGCCGCCACCATCGCCACAGAGCTTGGCAATCGCGTTCGCTACGACGCGGCGCAGACGCTGACCACGGCGCAGAAGCTCCAAGCGTGCACCAACATCGGTGTCGGCGACCCCGAGCACGATTTCGTCACGGACTACACCACAGCCAAGGCGTAAACCATGAGCCTACAGACCCGCATCACTGCACTTGTGCAGGCAATCGGCGCGGACATCAAGGCGCTGTATTCTGGCAAGGTTGGTACATCAGACGCCCGCCTCACCGATGCCCGCGAGTGGACGGCCTCGACCGTCACCCAGGCCGAAGCCGAAGCCGGAACCGCCGCCACCCGCCGAGCCTGGACCGCTCAGCGCGTTTTCCAAGCGGTCGCAGCTTGGTGGGCTGCGTCGGCCGACAAGACGAAGTTGGACGGTATCCAGGCTGGCGCGCAGGTTAACGTGCCTACGAACCTGGCGCAGGGCACACGCACCACAACCGCGGTCCCAGTCACCAGCAGCACAGGTACGGGCGCAACGCTCGGGGCGGCGACCACGAGCCTGGCCGGCGTGATGACAGCCGCCGACAAGACCAAGCTCGACGGCGTCGCTACCGGCGCCACGGCCAATGCAACGGATGCCCAGCTGCGCGACCGGGCCACCCACACCGGCACGCAAGCGATCAGCACCGTGTCCGGGCTGCAAACGGCTCTCGACGGTAAGATCAGCACGACCGAGCGCGGCGTGTCTGGCGGCATCCCGACCCTCGACGCGTTCGCCCGCATCCCGGCCAGCCAGCTGCCTAGCTACGTCGATGATGTGCTGGAGTACTTGACAGCCGCAGAGTTTCCGGCGACCGGTGAAACCGGGAAAATCTACATTGCCATCAACCAGGGCACAGCCGCGAACCCAACTCGCCAGTACCGCTGGACCGGCTCGGTGTATGCCGAGATCAACCCATCACCCGGCACCACAGATGCGCTGGCTGAGGGGTCGACGAACCTGTACTTCAACGAAAGTCGCGTGCGAAACACGGTGCTGACCGGGCTCAGCCTGGCCAGCTCATTGGCTGTGTCGGCGACGGATAGCGTGCTGTCGGCGTTCGGGAAGATTCAGGCACAGCTTGGACTGAAAGCCCCTCTGGCCTCGCCTGCGCTGACAGGTAATCCGACTGCCCCAACCGTTGCGGCTGAAGACAGCGACACTTCAATTGCGACTACGGCGTTTGTGCGCGCGGCGATGGCGTTGTTCGGGCTGAATAACCCGTCTACCCAACAGGCGTGGCACGCTGGCAACCTCGTCAAGCAGACCAGCTCAACCGACACCACTGCCGGGGCGATGATGGCTGTGGGCGCTTTTGGTTCTGCCGGGGGCACAACGAATGTCAATTTCCCAGGAACGTCAGTAGACGACCACCTAATTCCTAACGGCACCTACCGTGTGTTCAGGGCCGCCACTCCAGACGGAACGCATCCCCCTGGAGTAAGCGGCGACTACATGCTTACGGTTCTTGGTCGCTACTCCGCCACCCATGTTGCTCAGATTGCGCAGTTCTACGTGAACGGGGTCTTCCGCCTCTGGACACGTCAAGTCAATAACGGCTTCGGAACGCTCTGGACCGAACTATTTCACGAAGGCAACTTCAACCCCGCCACCAAGCAGGACAAGTCCACCCTCATCGCAACGGCTACCAGCCGCACGCTGGCCATGACTGACGCGTGGAACTACGTGCGCCCAGGCACCACGAGTGCCATCACGCTTACTGTTCCGACAAACGCGGCCGTGGCCTTCGATATCGGCACCGAGATCACCGTGCGCGCGTTGGGCAACGTAACCCTAGCGGCGGCCAGCGGCGTAACTCTCAACGCTCCGTCGGGCGGAACGCTAAGCATGACCGCACGCATGACGGTCACCCTGAAGAAGGTCGGCGCGGACGTATGGGACGTGATCGGCCAAACGGTGGCGGCATGATGCCCGGTGTTGTGGCGGGTTTCCCCGCCAAGCCCATGACCAGCGGAACAGTCACGGTCGACAGCGCGTCAAGGCGATACGTTGCGTATTCGTGGGTTTCCTCTCCGGGGAAGGTCGGCTCAACAAGCCCGCTGAACATGAGTGTGTCGCCAGGGGTGGGTAGTGCGGCTGGGCAGGTTGGCGAAATACTTAGCCTGCAATGGAGCGTCAATGTTCTGCAGCTCTACGTGCGCGGCAATGGAAGCGACGATGCCAACAGCAACCCCGGCTCGTTCTCTTCGTTGAGCCAGGTTCCGTTCACCACGATGAAGATCAACGGAGTGGCCTACAACAAGGCCAACGCCACGCTGCGCAGCGGCTACATCCTAGACTTCTCGGGGGTGGCCGATCCGTTCTCTGGCGCTTCGCTGACGCACACGATCGAGTTCACCTAAGTCCCGCCAGTCGGGGCTTTTTTACGCCGGAAGGATTTCCCATGACCCTCTCTGAAATACGGGAGCGAGCCATAGCGCCCGCTCTCGCGCTGCTGCCTGCGCGGATGTCGAGCCGAGAGGCTGAGATCATGTTGCTGGCTATCACGCAGCAGGAAGACCCGGAGCAGCGTCGCCGCCAGTGGCCGACCGGGCCGGCCCGCGGGCTGCTGCAGTTCGAGCAGGGCGGCGGCGTGCGTGGCGTTCTGAATCACCCGTCAAGCCGTGACCATGCCCGCCGAGTGTGTGCGGCGCGCGGAGTTGAGCCGGAGCCTGCCGCCGTATGGGCAGCGCTCGAGCGTGACGATGTGCTGGCGTTCGCCTTCGGCCGGCTGCTGCTCTGGACCGATCCGAAACCGCTGCCAGGCGAGCACGACGCCGCTGGCGGCTGGGCGCTGTATGAGCGCACCTGGCGCCCGGGTAAGCCTCATCCGGAGCGCTGGCCAGCTCGATTCGCCGCAGCCGTGCGTGAGGTGATGCGATGACCGCCTGGCTGAAGCTTGTGCCCAGCTGGGCCTGGTGGGTGCTGGCTCTGGCTGTCGTGGCCGGTGGGCAGCAGATCCGCGTGCTATCGGCGCAGTCTGACGCATCGAAGGCGCAGGCCGAGCACCAGACCCATCTGCGCCAGGTTGCCGAGGCAAATGCCGCGGTGATCCTCAAGCAGCAGGCCGAGCGGCTGGCACTCGAGCAGCGCCTGGCCACGCTAGACCAACAACGATACGGAGAGCTGCGCCATGCACAGCAAGAAATTGAGCGGCTGTCTGCTGCTTTGGCTGATGGCTCTCTCCGGCTGTCAGTCCGCGCCGCTTGTCCAGCCGCAGCAGGTAGCGTGTCCGCCGCCACCGGCGCCGGCCGCCTGGATGATGGAGGCCAGCGAGCCGACATTCACGAAGAGGATGCTCGACGTATTGTCGCCATCACCGGAGATGCCGACGCCTGCGCCGTCAAACTGACTGCGTTGCAGGAATGGGCGAGGGAAGTAACGAAGGGGAATTAGAGTTGCCCGGACGGGCGAGGACGGTAGACCGGGACTCCGGCCTCCTGTGCTGCGCGGCACATATCGTCAGTGCCATTGTTGCCCGGAAACGCCACAACGCCGTCTGGCTTCGTTTCCAGCATCTGCCTGTTTCGAATCGGGCCCGCATTGGCGACGTATCTCTTGCCGTAGCGGTTGATCTTGATCAGGGCGCCCGGCATGTCGAGATCCCACCAGCGCGCTATGAACCGATCGGAGCAGGGGACGCCACGGTTTAACGCCCACTCTCTGGCAAAACGGTCGGCGCCGGTTGGGCACTCGCCCTGGATGATCTCGCTGATGCCACGAGTGAGTAGGATGTGGTCGAGCACTTCGAAAACGCGGGCGCGGTCGGCGTAGTCGCGGCCTCCGCAGACGATGATTCGGACGGGCATCATGCCTCCATGGCTGTCTAATACTAGGTCGGAGTTCCGCGTATTTTCTGGCCTGTAGAGGCGCTATGTAACGGTTGTATTTTAGACAGCTAATCGCTGAATCGCTGATTCTGCGCGGACTGCGGCATTATTCTTACACTACTGCTGCATCATGGGGGTGTGGGCAGAGAGATCGGCGTTGGGTTTGGTCATCGTCGTGCGGTGCGTATTCGTTGATGGCGGAATCGGTGGCGGCGCATGCGTGGCGCCGCGCGCATTGCGCGGTTCCGCCGAAAACCGGCAAGGTTATCACGGGGCGGGGCCCAGGCAGATGCACGTTGGCAACCGATTGGCGAGCGCGGCGCGTCATCTGTCGGTAGCTAGGCGGAACACGTTGATTCGACGCGAATCTGCCGCTAGTTTCGAACCTGTCGAGCACTGTGGCCGCCACCCGGCGCGTGCTGCAACAAGGTGCCGACGCCTCACTGCTCGCGCGACCTCCCAGGCCACTCCGCCTGTGGCGGTAGCTTGCCCTTGCCGCACCCGGCATTCGTCCTACGGCCTCGTGCCGACCAGCCTGTCGCCGTCCGCGGGCACCAATCCCTCGCGTCAGTTCGTGCCGCCGTAGCGCTGGCGACGCTCCCTTCTGATCAAAAGTGAGCAGCAGACATGTCTCGATTACTCGGGCTCGATGCCCTGCGCGGCGTGGCGGCCTTGTGCGTCGCCTATTCCCACCTCATTGCGAAGATGAAACGTGATGGTCAGCTAGACGAGATGAGCAACTACCTCTTCCTCGCCAGCAAGACCGTGCTGGATGTCGGCAAGACCAGTGTTCTGGTGCTGTTCGCGCTGAGCGGCTACTTCATCGTCGCGGCGCTGTATCAGAGTCGTAGTCGTTATGAGCGGCCGATAGCGGCGTTCGCCTACCAGCGTTTCTTCAGGCTGTTTCCCCTGTACTGGCTTTCGCTGTTTCTCGGGGTGATGTTTCCCTGGGACGATCCCGCGAGGGTGTTCAGTCCGGGGGTGGTCGCGATCAACGCGACGATGCTGCAGGGCTTCGTGCTCGTGGAGAACGTGATCGGGCTGTACTGGACCTTGCAGATCGAGCTGACCTTCTATGTGTTGTGTGTCCTGTTGTTCGCCTTGCGCCTGGGAGGCTCGGCGAAATGGGATCTGACGTTTCTGCTCGCTCAATACGCATTCACGCTGCTGCTCGCCGTGCTGCGCTACAAGCTCGAGGTGAAGCTGCCGGTGGCTTTGCCTCTGATGCTCAGCGTCTGCTTTCTCGGTGCGCTATGGCGGGCAACGGACAATGGCCGTGCGCCCGATACCGGGCGTTACGCCCGTCTCGCGGTGGCGCTGTTCTACCTGTTCCTGCTACCGATCTGCGTGTTCGCCTATTCGCGTGACACCGGTTTGGGCGAGACCTGGTATCGCTACTTCGTCAGTTACAGCGTGGGCGTTGCGATCTTCCTGAGCGCCACTCGTGCCACCGGCGCCTGGCTGCGCTGGCTTGCCCCGCTCGGCGGGATCGGCTACGTCGTGTTTCTGTCGCATCCGTCGCTATTCGCTCTCGCCGAGCGCCTCGGGTACGGCCCTGCGGCGCTCACCGTGCCTGGCCCGCTGTACATGGCGCTGTTGCTGGGCGTGCTGGTGCTGTTCGCCTTTTTCGTCAAGCGAACCCTTGCCGATCCTATCCAGCGGTATGGCGACAAGGTAGTGCACAGGCGTGCAGGGCGGCTGGGTGCGAGCGTCACGCTGCCGGTACGTCAGGATGCGTGACGAGCCGGAGCAACCGTTCGCCCCTGGATGAGCCTGTCGGGCTGATCTTCATCTCGCGCTGGTGTAGGGTATCGGCCAGTTTTCCAAGCCTGCCGGAGCCTCG